AAATACTACATCGTGGAATGCTTGACGAAATACGCGAGCATGCTTTTGATGCAAAAAAATCGGATGATGACGAAGAGGCGATAACTAAAAATGCAAAAGCAATACTTGATGATCACCACAAGTGCGCTATGCCTCATGTAAAAAATATGATAATGGCATTACGTGGAAAAACCTTTGACGCCGAACCGCAACCTGATAATGATTCCCCGGTTCCGATGACCAAGGAAGGTGCAAAGGCGTGGTTGGATGCAAAGTTTAACAAGCAACAGCATATACAGGTAAGCGTTGACATGACGGGAGTAGAAGAACTGGTAACAAAAGATGTTGACGCGGTGAATAAAAAAATTGACCTTTTAAAGTCCGATTTTGATACGTTTAAATCCAAGTCCTCCACCAGCGACGGCACTCGGAAAACAGACGGTAAGAATAAAGACTTTTATAAGGAAGCATTAGAGGGCGTGAAGTTTGACATAAGGAAATCTTAATTATGGACCTTGAAACACTTAAAAAGTCGATGACTGAGTGGGAGGGGAAAATAACCTCCGCTATTCAGAACATCGTAAAAGAGAGCGGAGACAAGGCTGATGTTGCCCGTAAGGCTCTTGAAACCGAACTTGACGGTGTGAAGAAGACTATCAATTCAATCACCGAGCAGATGAAGCTTGCCGATGCTCGTCATATCCCTGGTGCCCAGGAAGAGCTCAAGAAAAAGAAATTTGACTTGGGCCTTGTTTGTTGCGCTATGTACCGTGAGCATGTTATGGCAAAGGGTCTTGTTGGTGCAGGCGAAGGTAATCCGTGGAAAGAAGCTGGCTATGAAAAGGAAATGATCATCGCCGGTATGAAATTGCGGGATGCTACCGTGGGTGCTAATAATGCCATTACCGGTGCGGGTGGTGGGTATTTGATTCCGGATGAGGTTTCGGATCAGTTTGTTGATATGGTAGTGCAGGCAATGCCTATGATGTCCCTTGGAGTCAACGTGATAAAGGGTCTTATGGGTGACTTGCCGGTTCCTACAAAAACGTCCCGTACCCAGGCGTATATGGTTGGAGAGAATGCAAAACCGGCACCGTCAAATGTTCAGTACGGTGAGATTACGCTTCGTCCGAAAAAGGTGGCGGCGTTTACAAAACAGTCAAATCGTTTGATCTATCAGTCCCGTGGCGTTTCGGATAAGATCATACGGGATGACTTGACGTATACGATGAAAAAGAAGATTGAACAAATGATGATCGGTGGCGCAGGTTCGGGTTTTCAGCCAAAAGGAATTTATCAGTTTAAAAGTGTAATGACTCCTTCCTCCGCTGGAACTTCTGGTGTGCTTCCTCAAGCTTCGAGCCGTTTCCGTATTGACAATGCCTCCCAGATGATTACCGACTTGGAGTGTGCGGATGAAATGGCGACTCCGGGTGGAAAATGGGGTTTCCTGATGCACCCCCGCGTCAAGATGGGAATGAAACGGGAACGTATCACGCAATGGAATGGTCAAAACTCAAATAACGGTCAACCCGTCCTTCCGATGAACTTGCTGATGACGGATAAAATATTTGAGGAGCAGCTTGGGTATCCCTTCGCGGCAACCACGTTGATACCCGCAAATGAAACCGGCCCCACGGGAACAAGCACCACTTCCACTACTACTTCTTCCGTGATTTTTGGAAATTGGGATTTGTTCTGGCTCGGTATGTGGAGGGATTTTATTCTGAAAGTATCGGATGTCGCCTCCGATGGCGCTACGGGTTCCGCCCTGCTGGATGATCAGATTTATATTGTGGCTTTTCACGAGTTTGACACCCAGCTTATGCGTAATTCGGCGATGACCATGGTTAGCGGTTGTGAGACCACGGAAGCCAACTGGCCCACGAGTCTTTAATCGGTAGTGTTTTGTAAAGAGGGCTGTTAAAGAAAAAAAGGGTTTACAAATATGAGTCAGCAAATACCTACCCTGATAGAAAGTGTACAGCCGGTTAAGATGTACGCTCCTAACCTCCTTTCAACTGGGGGCGGGGTTTCTTTCGGGGCGCATGTTAACGTAGCGAACTTTGATTCCGCAATTGTTCGCTTGCAAGTCGGTGCTTTTGCGGGAACCGTTACTCTCAGCGCAAAGCTGTATGAGCAACAGACGATGGACGGTGACGCCTCCTTGATCCCGATAACTGGAGCGGACTTTGGCGTCATTACCGGAACTACTACCGAGCAAGTTTTTACTGCTGGTATCGAAGTCAAGAACTATAAACAGTATTTGGCTTTGAGATTGCAAGCAAGCCCGGTGGCGGCGACCTTGTCGGTATGTGCGGATCTAATTGGTGGCAAGCCCGATAATGCACCAGTTGGAAACAACCCGACTTTCTGGGTGACGGGGCAGTAATCGGTTAACCTAAACAAAAAACCGGGCGGGTGTAAGGCCCGCCATTATTAAAATGATAGAAAATTTTTTACAATGGTATCAGTTGAGATTAGCTAAGCGAAGAGCCATGCTTCAGGCGGAAGTGCTGTCTTTACATTTGAAGATTGATTTTGAAAACCAAATTGCAATGCTTAAAAACACAAAGGTAGTTCATATTAATCATTTTGAGGAGGGCAATGAGTATGAGTGAGGTAACACGAAGTGATAAGGTAGTAAGACAAGCGAGGGTGATCACAGCACTTAACAGCCAGATTAATTTTCTGTTATGTGAGCTTTACACCATAAAACCAGACCATAAAATGTTTATCGATAGCCCTTCTTTGGGAGAACAGGTTAAGAAATTGAGTGAGCTTGTTAAGAAGCAAGTTAGTAAATCAAACAATGATGCTACTCAATTTGCAAAAGAAAATCCGAGCACTGATCCTAATGTTGAGAGATATAATCATTTTCACGAAAAAGAAAACCAGAATAATACTACTACACTTTCTTTTCCTAAAAAAGTAAGCAGTCTTTAAGGATAAATAATAATGGACCTAACCTCATATCAACGATGTCTCCGATATTGCGGAGGAGATGCCGTGATGACAAACAACAGTGCCAATAGGCGCGCGCTTACGTCATGGATTCCATCGGTATCGGACACGGTAGAAAATTGGTTAAACCGTAAACTACAGATGCAAATTGCCTTTGTAGAATACTTTGACGTTAGGTATCATACATTTGAGTTTTATCCTACATATTACCCAGTGACAAATATTGAGTCAGCGTGGACGGATTCAGCGGGTATGTGGATAGGTGGCCAAGCTCAGTTATCAAGTATCTCATATCATCCCAGCGTTAACGGGGCGGCTATAACAATAAACTTCGCTCGCCCATTTGAGTCTAAAAATGGCTTCATGGCAACGTATGACGGTGGAATGGCTAACAGTGCGGTATTGTCAATTTACAATGTAACATTTACCGGATCATGGTCAGTTGGAAAGTTCTGCTTCGGAGCAACAAGCAACGCGGTAGGTTTGGTTAATGCGGCTACGGCTACCACGTTGACAATTGAAGTACTATACGGACGCTTCTTAGTTGGTGAAACATTACAGCAGTGGGACACGGAAGACTCCGCTGGAGGAAGTACGCAAACAGCGGTATATGTTTCCGCGTCAAGTCTTGCACTCGCCGAATCCTACCCGGAAATAGTGCGCGGTGTAGAATTGCAATTAAGGTATATGTTTAAAAATAAAGACCGTTTTGAGCAGGAAGCAATACACAAGGACGGGACCTCATTACGAAGACGTACTAAAGGTTCCCTCCCAGCGAATGAACTTGAGGCGGAAGTTACCATGATGATTGCACACCATAGAAGAATGAGTTTCTAATGTCAATTACGCTCGACATAACCGGTATCGATGCACTTAGAAGTGCTATACCCGAAGTAAAAGAAAAAATAATAAAAGCTATGACTAAAGGAATGGTTCACGGTCTTGAATTATTTCTTGCAAAAATACAACGTGAACAGATGTCCGGGCCTACTGGACAGGCTTCCGTATCGGTTATAAATAATCATTTACGCCGTAATTGGTATGTTATTCCTCCTCAGAATGTTGGTGGTGATATAGTAACAAAATTAAGGGCTGAGGAAACTTATGCACTTGTACACCAAACAGGTTCTAAAGATTGGGATGGAACGTATCCGGCAAACGTTACTAATAAGGCTGCATGGCGACGGTTACAACCAAAACATGAACCGGGAGCACCGCGAAGGCATAATATTCCTAAACGTTTACATATAATAGAGGATTATGTACGGTATGGTCCTGAGATGTTATCGACTGAAATAGCACGGCAATTGCAGAGAGTAAAATAGTTTTAATTTAAAAGAGGGCAAAGAATGAAAAACAAAAAAGTAATTTCGTTTTCCGTTTGGGGAAACAATGAAGGCTACTGCCACGGTGCGGTAGAAAATGCAAGACTTATTCCAAAAATCTATCCCGGGTGGGTAGGCAGGTTTTATGTTGATCCATTAGTGCCCAGGATAACGCTTGCTGAATTATATGATCTTGGAATGGAAATAATTCACAAACCAGAATCCAATGACTGCATGGGTTTATATTGGCGTTTTGAACCAATGTTTGATGATCCAACAATTGAACGTTTTATAGTACGGGACACGGACTCACGCCTTAACATGCGAGAGGCGCAGGCGGTAAAGGAATGGGAAGAATCAAAACTTTTATTCCATATCATCCGTGATAATAATGAACACAATATCCGTATATGTGGTGGTATGTGGGGTTCGGTAGCTGGAATAATTCCACATTTTAAACTTCTTATGGATGGATGGATAAAAGAAATAAAACCCGATAGTAAAAATCCACGAGGTATATATCACGGAACCGACCAAATATTTCTTGGTAATATAATTTGGCCGTTTATAGAAAAATGTCATATCGCCCATGATGAATACTTTAACTTTACAGGACGAGAACACCCATTAACTGTAAAGCTTAAACGGGATGGTTATGTGGGGATGGTTTTCCACGATAAAGACGCCGACCGATGTGAAGTAGAAGAGGTGCACAATGGATAAATATAATAAATATACAGGACTTAGCCCTCAAGAAAATATAGTGATGGCCCGTATCATAAAAGTATATGAGGCATATAATAAATTAGAAACTCAGCACCAAACTGAAAAGCAAGAGGTTTGTGATGCAGTGCATAAAATACAAGACTTATTAGCGGTTAGAGTATGCCGTAGGATGTTTCCTGAATTTTGGGAGTGTAAACCAAAAAAAGAGGTGCACAATGTATAATAAAATTTGGCTTATGGTTCCTACATTTAAACGTATTGAATGGTTAAAACGTTTTATTGACTCCGCGGTAGCGATGGCGGATGACGTAAATAATATTCAGTTTTGCATCTGCATAAATAAAAAAGATATTAAAACATTTGAGTATGTGCAGTCAACAAATTTTAATACTCTTATAGTAGAAGAAAAAACAGCACAACCAGACCTTTCATTATATTTTAATATGATGTATAACGAAGTAACTAAACTGGAAGGTGGTAGGGATTTTATTGCTTCGATGCTTGGGGACGATATGGTTTTTGAAACAAGAGGATATGATACAAAGATTCTTAATAAAATAAATGAGTATAAGGGTGTTGGAGTTTTCTGGTGTGATGACGGATACATAGCGCATGACCGGTTATGCGTTAACTTGTTTGTCACCAAAAGGTTTATTGACGGTACTGGAAAACCGTTTATGTGTCCGATGTATAAAGCGGATATGATAGATGTAGTATGGTTTCATATCGGAGAACTTACACAAACAAAGCATTACATTAATGATGTTATTATTCATCACTATCACTCAACGGGAATTAATAAGGATTTTGATAATACCTTTCAACGCCTTATCCCATTGCAGCAGGCCGCTAATAACGATTACATGCATAAATACGCGCAAGTGTACGCCTCAATAGTTGCAGGAAATTTAATTTCCATTGGTTACGGAGAGTGGTCACCCGTATGAAACTATCAATCCTTATTTGTACTCTTCCCCAGCGTAAGGAAAAGTTTGAACGACTTTTCAGATTGCTTTTAGGGCAGTGTACTAATGAAGTTCAAATTATTTCAAACGAAGAAGAAAGCATTACTATCGGATGTAAACGTAATAGGCTAATTAGTGGTGCAAAAGGTGAATATGTGTGTTTTGTAGACGATGATGATTTAGTAAGTAAAAATTATATTTCTCATATTCTTGCCGCATTATCAATGGGTCCGGATTGTGTAGGTATTCAAGGCGTGATGCTTGTCAATGGGAATTGTCCGCGAAGATTTTATCATACTATTGAATCTACCGGATGGTATACTTCGGGTTGTGAATATTGGAGAACACCTAACCATTTGAATCCAATTAAACGGTCAATTGTGAAGCAAGTGATGTTTAATGAGTTTTCTTCTTTTGGGGAAGATAAACAATTCAGTGAAGAAATAAAACCACTATTAAAAACAGAAGATTTAATTGATGATCCAATTTATTACTATCTTTACAATTTACGTCCGTATGAAAAAATGTTTTGTGAAAATCTTTAATAAGGGGATGAGGGCATGAAATTTTTTAACATTGATCAGCATATTTCTGTAGTAGCTGATCTAAAGAAAATTTTCGGGGATATTGGACATACGATTGAAGATGTGTGTCTCAGTGGGCATGCGGTAATAATGAACCGAAAACAAGATAGCATCCCAATGCTTGACGGAAACAATTGGTGCGGGTTCGTTCAGCGTAAGGCATGGGATGAATTTTTTGAAACTTATACGGAGCTTGAAACCTATGATGCATTTCTTTGCTGTTATCCTCCTATATTTAGTTATTTATATCGCCGTTATACTCGTCCTATTATCATTGATATTCCCATCCGATATGAATACCCTTGCCAATCTTCGGCAGAGGACTGGAAGGATTTTAATTCATATTTACTGGGCGGTGTTGACAAAAATAAAATCTATCTTGTAGCAAATAACCTTTATGATAAAATGTATACGGAAGCATTTCTTAATAGGCCCGTCGAATGGATACCTTCGTTATGTGAATATACCGGAGCGAAGTATTCCCCAAAGCGGACAGAATTCTTAGTGTATAGTGCAAAACCATTTGATGAGTTTAATGGTACAATGTTTAAACATAAAAATAGTACACTGCCTTTTGGTCATACATGGCAAACGGTCGCTGATTATTCAGGGGTAGTACATTTTCCGTATAACGTTTCTACTATGTCAACCTTTGAACATTACGCGGCAAATATTCCTATATTCTGCCCGTCGCTTGATTTTTTAATTGAGCTTTACAAAAAAGGAAAAGAATACAGGGTCCTTGAGCAAACATCGTGGAACTCTACCTTTGGCCGTCCGGCGGGTTCGGTTATTTGTATGCAGGATACGGTTATAGCAAAAATGGGTGATCCAAATGATTTTAATAACTATGACGTAGTAAAAAACTGGATGCAATACTCAGATTACTATAATCCGATGTCTATGCCACATATCATTTACTTCGATTGCTTTGAAGAATTAATTTATAAAGCCCTGCATACAGACTTACAAGCAGTAAGTGATAACATGAGAAATTTCAACGCTGAAAAGAAACAACAAACATACCTAAAATGGAACAATCTCATAAAGAGGGTGCAAGATGATAGACATATTTGATTTTGAAGCAGGTAACGTTTTATATCAAGACGGTAACGAGGCATTTGAGTATTGTAAATCAATACCTAATTCCTCCTATCCTCATAAAACATTGATACATTTTTATTGGAGAGAACCGAGACCATTTAACCGGAAACCATTACTTGCTTTAAAATCTGCAATAGTTACTCAGAACCTTGAAAATGTGCGTATTGTTCTTTGGTCAAACGTTGACTTAACAAAAAACGAATTACTACAACCAATTTTGCGGCATATCGATTTTCGTTTATATGATCCGGTTAAGGAAGCAGTAGGAACACCACTGGAAAATTGGCGGCTTCTCAATCGGGATGATGATAATAATTG